CGAGCGGATGCACGATGCAGGGCCGTTTGCTCGCGAGCCTGTCGATTGCGTGCGCTGGGTCAAGCCGGATCGCATTCAAGCGAACGACTACAACCCGAACAGCGTCGCGCCGCCAGAGATGCAGTTGCTCCGGGTCTCGATCACCGAAGACGGCTACACGCAGCCGATCGTCTCGTGGGATCGAGGCGACGCCTACGAAGTGGTGGACGGCTTCCATCGCAACCGCGTCGGCCGGGAGTGCGACGACGTTCGACAGCGCATTCACGGCTATCTACCACTGACAGTCATCAACGCGGAGCGGCAAGATAGAGCCGACCGCATCGCCGCCACCATCCGCCACAACCGGGCGCGCGGCAAGCACGCCGTTTCGGCCATGTCCGACATCGTAGTGGAACTGAAGCGGCGCAACTGGAGCGACGAGAAGATCGCCCGCGAGCTCGGCATGGATCAAGACGAAATCCTGAGACTCTGCCAGATCACCGGCCTAGCTGAACTTTTTAGTGATCAGCAGTTCTCGAAGTCGTGGGACGTGGAAGGCTCTGTCACCGAAGCGGACTTTGCGGAACTTACTGACAACATCGAGACATACGGCGAGGAGACTGAGAACTGGCGAACCGTGAATACGTCAGACGAGGGTCGCGTGTTTCACACCTATGACAAGTGGGAGTGCCACAAAGCGGGGTTCTACGCCACCACAAAGGACGGCATGACGAAGGCCCAGTGCGAGGAAGCGATGCGCGACTTGCTCGCTGAAATCCCGGCGTTCAGGACAGCGCTTGATCGGGTGATTACCGAATGGAAGCACTCCTGCGAGCACTATCTAACCAACGCGGCGATGAACCGCATCGCCTGGCTTGGTCAAGCGGCGACGTGCATCACGCTCGGCATCCCAGCCTGCTACCGCGGCGGGTTCTATCTGCTCACCGAGAAGCAACAAAAAGCCGCCGATAAGGCGGCGCTCGTAGCGTTGAATCAGTGGCTCGCCGCGAATGGTCGCGAGCAAGTTGAGATGGAAGAAGCGGCCCCCGATCGCGAGATGGAGATTTACTAATGGGAGTCAAGAGATACAGCGACATTGACGTTCTGACAGCCTCGCGACGCCGGATCGCGGAAGTGTTTGACCACTTTGAACGCATCTATGTGGCATTCTCTGGCGGTAAAGATTCAAGCGTGATGATGCACCTTGTGCTGGAAGAGGCAGTTCGGCGACGCCGCAAGGTTGCGGTAATGTTCATCGACTTCGAGGCGCAATACAGCGAGACGATTGCCCACGTGGAGGAGATGTTTTCGCTCTACAGGCCGCACATTGAGCCGCACTGGATTTGTATGCCAATGCTGCTCCGCAACGCACTCACCAACTACGAGCCCAGGTGGACGTGCTGGGATGAAACGAAGCGGGCCGCGTGGGTCCGCGAAAAGCCGTGGGGGTGCAAAACCGAAAAGGACTACCCGTTCGCCGTCGCCGGCATGGAGTTCGAGGAGTTCATTGTGCTGTTTGGCGAGTGGTACGGGCAGGGGCAGCTTACAGCCGGGTTTATCGGCATACGGGCTCAAGAAAGCCTGCACCGCTACTGTGCGATTGCAACGTGGGAGAAGAAAGACAAGACGTTCAACGGTCGCCGCTGGACAACAAACATCGTCCAGAAGGTTTTCAACGTCTACCCAATCTACGATTGGTTGACTGAAGACATCTGGCGTTTCCATGCGCAGCATCCCGACAAGCCGCACAACGCGATCTACGATCGGATGCACCAGGCGGGAGTAAAGCTCTCACAGCAAAGGCTCTGCCAGCCATTCGGCGACGATCAGCGCCGCGGGCTCTGGCTCTATCACATTCTTGAACCGCAGACGTGGTTCAAGTTGGTGGCTCGCGTAAACGGTGCCAACAGCGGCGCTCTCTACATCGAAGAGAAAGGAAACATCAACGGCTACCACAAGATTGCCAAGCCCGAAGGCCACACGTGGAAGAGTTTCTGCAATCTACTTTTGCAGACGATGCCAACGAAGACGCGGCATCACTACGCAGAGAGATTCAAGAAATTCATTTGGGGCTGGCATTGCCGTGGCTACAAGTCGATTCCCGACGAAGCGCCGCCAGAACTTGAGGCGAAGTGCTGGGCACCTTCGTGGCGGCGGATGTGCAAGGTGCTTTTGCGGAACGACTACTGGTGCAAGGGGCTCGGGCAGACGCAGCCCAAGAGCGTTGCCTACGGGCAGTACATCAAGATTCGCGACGCGCGGCGTGCTGCCGAGCGTGATGCGGCAAAAAAGCGAAAGCCAGCGGAGACGCGCGGGCGGACTCTGTTTGACTCGGAGGCCGTGGCATGAAATCCCTCAACACCTTCTCTGAGATCGCCCCGCTCTACCTCGCCGAGCGCGTCGTCACCAAGCACTACGCTGCGAACGTGACTCGGGTCGCGGGTCGCGCCGGGCCGCTGTCGGTGGAACGGATGAACCGCTACCTCACGAAGCGCGTCGAAGAGACGAGCGGGCTCACGACGCGATCGGAGCGGACGATCCTGCTCTCGCTATGGAACTGGGGCTACCAACGCGGGCTCGTCAAGGAAGCCCCCCGCGGCGTGCTCAAGATGAAGGCCAGGCGGAAGCCGACGAAGGCGTGGACGGTGCCGCAACTGAAGGCGGTGCTTGATGCCGCGAAGGCGAAGACCGGCAGGCGGCTCCGCAGCGGTGCCGATCTCGGCGAGTTCCTCACGTGCTGGGTGCTCGTGGGCTACGAGTGCGGTGCTCGGTTCGGCGACGTGATGTCGTTCACCCGCGACCATATCGACGGCGACACGCTGGCGTGGGTGCAGAGCAAAACGGGCGACCCGATCACCCGCCCGCTCACGCCCGCGTGCCTCGACGCGATCGACAAGATGCTCGCGAAGTCGCCCGACGGCCGGATTCTCGGCTGGGCCTGCGGTCGTCGAATGGCGATGCGGTACATGCGCGAGCTCCTCGACTCGCTTGGAGTCGGCGGATCTTCAAAGTGGTTGCGTCGCTCTGGTGCCACTCACTGCGAGATGGAGAAGGCCGGGGCCGGCCGGCTCCACTTGGGCCATCGGTCGCCAGCCCTCTTTGAACAAGCGTACTGCGACTGGTCTCAACTGCGGACGAAAACCCCGAGAACCCCTGCCCTCGTTTGAATGGAGGCCTCAATGCCACCCCTCAACCGCGTACCCGTCGAACGGGTGCGACAACTGCTTGCCCAAGGCGTCACGGCTTCGGCGATCTGCCGCCGCCTGGCGATCAACAAGGGCAGCGTGTCGCAAATCAAGACACAGATGCAGAAGGAGTTGCAAGGCTGCACGACTACAGCCTCGACGTGATCTCGCGCGTCGCTCATCTGCCGCTTTGCCGGGCCACAAACCCGGATACATCGCAAGCGGCGGCCCTTGTTTGATTCACCCGCAAAGGACTGCGGCATGAAGGACGACGACAAATTCGTTCGCGACCTCGACGCCAGCCGCGTCGCAGTCAACCAGTTCGCCGACAAGCTGCGGCGCGACGGCATCCAGGCTTGGTTGCCGCCAGAGCGGACGCGGCCCGATGCCGGCATTCGGCACGAATACGCTGACCAAGGCGACATCATGGTTCAGGGGCGAGTGGAGCACAAAGTTCGTAACAACCTCCACTTCACGTGCAAAGAAGACTACCCGTATCCGACCGTCATCGTGGACGAGGTCTACAAGGAAGACGCCAAGGCCTCCGATCCGGTCTTCGCCTACGTGATCGAGAACGCCGACCGAACTCACGCCGCGGTCGTCTACGGCTGGACGCGAGACAAGTGGCAGATCGAGACGCGCCGCGACACGATTCAAGGCCGCGACTGCCACTTCTATGTGATCGACAAGCGGTGGGTCCGATTTTGTGATCTGACGCGAGAAGGCGTTTTGTGAGCAGCCGCGGTGCCGCTTCGACGCGGATCGGCGTATTGAAAGAGAGGGTGCAATGGAGTGCACGATTCACGACAGCCGCCTAGTGCGCAAGCCTACCGCCGGCGGCAAAACGTACTACACGTACCAGTGCGTTCGGTGCGGTTCGATCGACAAATTGAAAACCGGCGCGGGGCCGTGGGTTCCCAAGCCTGCGGATGTGGACATCGACACGCTTCCGCTCTGGGATGACGAACTCCAGCGTCGCATCCACGAGCACGCGAGGGCTCTCGCGGACGAGCTTCGGACAGAATTGTCCGAGTCTAGGCGGGCTGAGTACCTCGCCTACCTCGATTCCTACGAGTGGTATGCCAAGCGATCAAAAGCGCTTGAGCGAGACCGCCACCTGTGCCAGGGCTGCATGGAATCCGTAGCAACGGACGTGCACCACGCGACCTACGAACGCCTGTTTGACGAGCTCGTCTGCGATCTCGTCTCGCTTTGCCGCGACTGCCACAACAAATGCCATCAGTACAAGGATCTCAAAGGAAGGGAACTAGATGGACACGCTCTCTCAGTGCATTGATTTTCTCGGTGCGATCTTCGAGGCCGGGGACATCATCGAGTTCCGGCCTCTGCCGCCGGCAGCCGGTCGCC